AGCAACAATATCAGCAAATAATGACCCTGAAGTTGGTAAGTTAATTGCCACAGCTATTGATAAAGTAGGTATGGAAGGTGTAGTACATATTGAAGAATCACGTACTGGAGAAACAATGTTAGAAACAGTTGAGGGTTTACAATTTGAAAGAGGATATAAATCACCATATTTTGTTACGGATAACAATTCTATGACCGCTACTTTAGATAACCCATTGATCCTTATTGCAGATTCTAAATTAACACAAGTAAAAGAATTACTACCTGTTTTAGAAGCAGTATCATCACAAGCAAAATCCTTATTAATCATTGCTGAAGATATTGATCAAGAAGCATTAGCTACTTTGATTGTAAACAAAATGAGGGGTACAATGAAAGTATGTGCTGTCAAAGCACCTGACTTTGGTGATAGAAGAAAATTAATTCTAGAAGATATAGCTATCACAACTGGAGGTGTAGTTTTTGATAAACAAAAGGGAATGAAACTTGACAAGTTTAGTTGGGAGTGGTTTGGAGAAGCTAGAACCGCAACCATAGAAAAAGAATTAACAACTTTAGTAGATGGTAAAGGAACAGTGGATGCAATTGAAGCACGTGTTGATGAATTACAACAACAAATTGATAAAGCTCAAACTCCATTTGAAATAGAAAAACTTCAAGAAAGATTATCGAAATTCATAGGAGGAGTAGCTATTATTCATGTAGGTGGTAATACTGAAACTGAAATGAGAGAAAAGAAAGATAGAGTTGATGATGCATTACATGCAACAAAAGCCGCTATTGAAGAAGGTATTGTTCCCGGAGGAGGAATGGCATTACTAGTTGCATCAGATAAATTAAAATCAGATTCAATAGGTGCTACAATAGTTAAAAAAGCATGTAGGAAACCATTTATTCAAATCCTAATTAATGCGGGTTATGATAACACTGAAGCTGAAATTTTAGCTGCAGATTTATTAACAAGACCTACTTGGTCCGGATATAATATCAAAACAGAAGAGATTTGTGATATGAAGGATACAGGTATCATCGATCCTACCAAAGTAGCTAGAACCGCATTACAAAATGCCGCATCGGTAGCAGGGACAGTATTATTAACAGAATGTACTGTAGTAGATGCTCCACAAGAAGATAATAACCAACAACCTATGGACCCAATGATGGGAATGGGGATGTAAATTAACACTAAATAAATAAAAACAATGAGTAAACAAGAAATTTTTGAAATTATTGAAACGAACTTCAATATTTTAGCAGAAGAGCATGTAGGAACTACAAAAGCAAGTCAAGGACGAGCTAGAAAAGCGGCTCAAGCCATCAAAAGAGTAATTACAGACTACAAGAAAGCATCTGTAGCAGAATCTAAATAATTTAATTGGGGGAGCTTTTGGTTTCCCCAATTATTTTTCGTATATTATATACATGGAACCAAAACAAAGAACCGAAATCGAAGAAACTAACATTCTAATAGCTAGACGAGTACCACCTGGTGATAGATATAGATTAGTTGCAAATGAACCCGAAGGCCCAGTACATAAATCCCTAACAGACACGTTAGAAGCTTATATGGTAAAAACTGGATTCAGAGGTGAGTATAGATTAGCTCCTTTAAAAGGTGAATTATACGCTATTAGCACAGAAGAAATAAATGTTACAATAGAACAACCAAAAAAATACTCAATGTATGGGGAATATGGAGAATAGTTTATTAGTAGAAAAGTATAGACCTTCTACATTAGAAAATTATGTAGGTAATGAAAATATTAAAAAATCTATTGCTAAATATTTAGATCAAAATGATATCCAAAACCTTATTTTCTACGGACCAGCAGGAACTGGTAAAACAACCCTTGCAAAGATCATAGTTAAAAACCTTGATTGTGATCACCTTTACATTAATGCCTCTGATGAAAGAGGGATTGAGACTATTCGTGATAAAGTACAAGGATTTGCTAGCGTGGCTTCTTTTAAACCACTTAAGGTGGTCATTTTGGATGAAGCTGATTTTCTTACCATACAGGCGCAGGCTTCACTCCGTAATATTATCGAAACTTTCTCACGTACGACGAGGTTTATAATGACGTGTAATTTTGTAGAACGTATTATTGATCCTCTACAATCCAGATGTCATGTTTTAAAAATAGTCCCTCCTACTAAAAAGGATGTAGCTAGACATTTAGCTTGGGTTTTAGATCAAGAAAAGATTAGATATGAAATGCAGGACTTAGTTCCTTTAATTAATCAATATTATCCTGATTTACGTAAATGTATTAATACAATACAATTATCTACTATGGATAATGATTTACGGTTAGACCAATCGATTTTAGTATCATCTAATTATATTGATAAGATTATTAATGAATTATCTAATAAAGCTGATTTTAAAACTGTGCGTCAAATAATAGCAGATGCTAATGTAGATGATTTTGATGAGTTATTTAAATCTCTATATGATAAAGCAAGTGAATATTTACCAGGCAAAGAAGGTACAGCAACTATTTTAATAAACGAACACCAGTATAAAGCAAATTTCCGTATTGACAAGGAAATAAATACAATGTCATTAATTCAAAACTTAATTAATAATAAATAATAAATTATGCAACAACAACAACAAGGACCACCTATTGATTTATCAAACACTACAGAACTAAAAACTGAAGCTGGTGGTGTTATTTTCAAACAAGGATTTGTACTACGTACAGTTTCTAAATTTATAACAGGAACAGATGAAGATGCCCTTCTACCAATCCCTGTATTTTATGACCCAGAAACAATGAAAATTTTAACTTCCTCTATCCCTAAGGATTTAAGGAGTGAATATGCTGATCATAGTATTTAATGAAAAACATCTTTGATTGGTTAAAAGCAATTAATAACACCAAACCCCCAGTTGAATCTTTTACAGATAAAGATTGGGAGGTTTGGAATAGTTATATGATACATAGGTTTTTATCTATGAATCCTGATTATCTAGAAATTGTAAATTATGTTCAAGATTTTCCACCACAGGAAAAAAGATTAATATATAATGTATATAGAGAATTTATTCCTAAAAACAATAAATGGAGTAAATATATTAAATCTAAGGTAAAACAACCTAACACCGATTTAGTTAATCATATTAAAGACAACTTTCAATGTTCAAGTAAAGAAGCAAAAGAATACATAACTCTTTTGGATACCACACAAATTAGTCGTATATTATCAAATAGAGGATTAAATAAAAAAGAAATAAAACCATTATTAAAATGAACAAATTAATAGAAATGTTACGTACATCTGCCTTAGCAGATAAAGCCAAAGCAATGTTATCACTTGAATTATTAGGTAACCAAGCAGTTGGAATAGGAGACCATTCAACCGGAGACTTTTACAAGAATGCTGAAGAGGCGCTAGTTATGTTAGTTGATGCTGATGATAGATTAGCAGCACTTGATAAATACTTCTCATTAGAACAACAGATCAATGGGTAATTCAATGACCAAATATTTAGAAAAATTAAATGAAGACCATTTAAAGCAATTAAATGAGAAAGTTAACAATGCAGGACACTTTGGTGCTAATGCAAAAGAATTAGAAAAAGTTATGAGCGATAGAGAAATTATGAATGCTAAAGGAGGTTTACGAACACCAAAATCACAATCAAGTGCTGTAAAAATATTTGAGCAGGAATATCCTGATTTATCAAATGAGTTTAAAACTATACAAAATGAAATGTATGAGATGTTTGCTCGTAAACATATGGATTATGGGTTAAATAACATTGCTTTAGGCGGAGATATCGTTAATAACAGCGATGACAAACAATTTTCACTAACTGGGTTATGTATTAGATTAACTGATAAAATATCACGTTTAAAAAACTTATTGATTAATGGTAGATCATTTGTTGAAGGTGAAGGTATGCAGGATACATTTATAGATATAGCCAATTATGGCATAATCGGTCTTTTAGTAGGTCGTGATAAATGGAAAAAATAGTTTGGCGAAAAAACTCCCAAAAATAGTAAAGGAAATAAGGAATAATCCACCTTCACCCGTTAATTATGCATATCAAAAGAATATATCATATTCTCAGATGTCTATATTTAGAGGATGCC